GCTATAGCGACCTGCGCCCAGAATACAAAAGCATTACGTACTTGGACGACGTAATAGAGGACAGCGCCGAATTTTTGACCAAATACAAAGACGTGATTCGTTTTTTTGGCCGTGGCAATCACGAAACGAACATTGAAAAGCGGATGCATACCAGCCCGCTTGATCGCGTGGCGTATATCGTAAACAAGAACGGCGGGAATATACAGGTAGCTGGTTATAGTGGATGGCTCTGGATGCAGATAAACGTGAACGGCAAGCGCCGCAGCTCGACATTTGTTCATTACCACCACGGCATAGGCGGCAATGCTCCACGTTCAAAAGGCGTACTTCGCGTTGACATTGACCAAATGCAATTCAAAGATGCGAGCTTAATTGTGCGCGGCCATACGCATCAGAAATGGCACGTACCAATCACTTCGGATCGCATCAGCCGCTTTGGTAAGCTGTATCAAGATAGCGTACACCATTTGCAGCTAGGCAGCTATAAGATGTTAGGCGACCGCTTTGCAGGTTGGGCAACTGAGAAAGGATTTAATACGCCGCGCCTTGGCGGGTGGTGGGTCACCTTGCACAATTCGAATAGTGATTTACCGTATTGGAAGATAGAAGAAGCGCAATGAGTCCACGCTATTTGGTGCGCATTAGTAGCCGTGTCGTATTGTTAACGCCGCGACGCGTATATAAATTGCCGGTGAATCGCCGTGGATGGCTGCAAGGAAAAAACGAGCGGAAAGCGTGGGAAAGCCACAAAAATACGGGTTTGTTAGCGCCGTTTCTTTATTCGGTGGGCGGCTTTGTTTGCATGGTGCGCGTTCTGCCCGTGTATTACGTAGCGCCTGAGATGATTGCAACGGTAAAGCAACGAATACCAGCTTTGAACATAGAGAACTGCGATTTATGGAACGTCGAAAACTGGGGCCAATATGAAGGGCGCACCGTCTTGCTTGATTACGGGATATCTGAAAAGGTCGCATCTATGTATTAAGTACCTTGCACTAAATTTGAAGCATGACGAATATATTTTTAACGTACTGGGCCGAGATTTGTTTGGCCATTCTCACCGCTGCCGGAACTATTACGGCATTGACGGAAAGCACGAAAGACGACAAAGTAGTTGATATCTTAAAGCGGATTATCAACGCTGTAGTATTAGGACGCACGAAGCGACGAAATAAAGATTAATTCCTATATTTGGGGCGGGTAAGAGTTTTGTGTTTTTCATTTGTTTTGGGCGGCATCCTTGCAGGGGGGTGCCGCTTTTTTTGTGCCCAAATGTTAAAATTTAAAATATTTCTCGAAAATAGTTGCGTAACGAAAAAACTTGCGTATCTTTACACCATGACAAACGCACAAAACAACAACACTATGAACGCTCAACAGCTCCACGGTCGATTCGTAAACGTAACAGGTAAGGGTTTTGGTGAAGTTATCGACTTCGTAATTGACGGAGGCGACTACAACAACAACGTCGTCGAACTGGTTACTATCCTTACCGCAGACGGTCGCAACATCGTAGCCGCTCCAAAATCTTGCAAGGTTATTACTTACAACGAGTACAACGATTTCTGCGAGCTTGCAGGATTTTAATTTAAACGCCCTACGGGGCTTTATTTTTTTACCATGTGGCGAGAAGGTTACGACTACCCAGCAGACGACGACGAACAAGACGACCGCGATTTGCTTGACAGAGCAGACGAAGAATATGAAAAACAAAAAGACATTTAACATGAAATTAGGAGAAATGACACACGTAACGCACGGAAGCGGCAGACCATTGGCAAAGCCATATTACAATCTATGCGTAGAACTGCAAGAGCCTGAAGCTTGGCAACGTGCAATGTTTCCGAATCAAAAAGCAATACCAATATTGAAATCTTTTGACACACGGAAAGAGGCCGAGCAATACGCGAAACAAAATTTAAAACAATGAAAAAGCCTATTTGCGTGCGCTCAAGCGTACACGTAAAGCCCGCCGCCAGCTTCAACGAATGGCAGCAATCACTGAAGGAAGAACGCGATTTTTTGCGTCTAATTGACGGCCTGAAATCTCAGGTTAAAACAGGCCGCACGATATGAGCCAAGCAACCGACGAACTAAAGGCGTTATCTGAACGCTACGAAATGCGCGCGGACCATTTCCATAAGGATCCGCGAGGCTTTGTAATTATGACGCGCAGAGGCGTGGAACACGTACAAGCCAAAATAAAGGCCGTGGTGACTTTCGAAACCGTGCCGGAATACTCAGACCCCAGCGAGGGGAGATATTGCGTTAAAGCGCACGCAAAATGCGAAATAGGGCAGGTGGAGACGTTTGGCGAGGTGAGCAAATCGAATAACCGCAATGCGTACCCGATTGCCATGGCGGAAAAACGCGCTTTATCGCGTGCGATATTGAAGCTCGCAGGTTTTTACCAATTGGAAGTGTACGCCGAACACGAAGTAGAATGAACTTAGACGAATTTTTCGAGGCCGTCAAAGCTGACCAAGAAGCGCACCTATACGAGCTGAAAAGCTACGCCCTGCACTTACTAAGCACGTCCACGATGAAAGACGACGACGACGGATTAGAAGACGAAATACTACAAACCGACCCCACGCCGGAAAGATGGCGCGAAATATTTGAACGATTAAAATTAAACCAGTTGCGTGTTATCGATATGGCAAACTGGTCACAAACAGACTTTAACAAATCCTTTAAAAAACATGGAATTAACAATTAAGGGCGTGATCCGCCGAATCAATAAGCCGCAAGAATTTGCAAGCGGAAAACGGAAATGCGAAATTCACATTGAATTAGCAGAACAGAAATTTGAACAGATTGTACCCCTCGAATTTTGGGGCGACGATGTCGACGAGGCTATAGGCTTAACGGTAGGATCTGAAATAGAGGCGAAATGCTGGCTATCTGGGCGCGAATGGCGCAAAGATGAAACCGTCCCTTTCCGCGCTTTCGTTTCGTTTAAGGTCTTCGATTACAAACTACCAGAAGCCAAAAGCATCCGCGAAACGGTAGCGGAAAAAGCAAAGCAAAACCCTGCCGAGGCTAATGACTTCCCTTTTTAACGTGCGCTTTGTCGTCAAATTACCCAATCAAAAAACGCGCGTAACGTTTTACAACCTGCGAAGCTGTCAACGCTATTGCAGGGATTTAAAGAGCAAAAAAATACCCTATAAATGCACATTCTACTATGCAGAACCTGAAGCAATTTCTACAACAGCACTTCGATAGCTTAGACCATTGCGCCGAATCGCTCGACGTTTCGCGTAGGACAGTAGAAAACTACATTTACGCAAATCCTACCGGCATACTGAGGCACAGCGCGAAAATCGTGCAAATGAAAGAGGTAAACCCCTTGGACTTATTCGACGCGGTTGGCGAGTCAATTGATCAGATAAGCAAAACCAAAAACAATGATCTGGCAAGAATTGACGTACGGTGAGATGAAAAAAGCGTATGCCATGAGTCAAGAATTACCCGTTGAAATGCGCGGCAATTATAGTGGAAATGACCCACTTAGAAGGCTGGCCGGATACGTTGGCCAAGTTGCTGCGCATAAGTATCTAACAGGTTCTGAAAATATAGATGCTTTTGATTATGATTTGCTGTACAACGGTTTGCGGGTAGAAATCAAAACCACCTTTAGAAATGTAGCGCCATTGAGTACCTACACGGCGCGCGTAGCGTGCGCAAACAGCGATCAACTTTGCGATCTTTATTTATTTGCGTCAGCGCAATGCGAGCGCGGTAAATTTCTGCACGGTTGTTGGCTAGTTGGTTGGATCACAAAAAGCGAGATGAAGCAAAAGATGTGGTATTCAGTTAAGGGCAAAAAAGATTTCGATGGCTTTATTGAAAGAGGCGATTCCTTAAAAATATTAATATCGGATCTCAGAAAAATGCCGGAATTGGATAAATACCGTGGTAATGAATCGTAAAGGCGTGTTTGTCCCTTTAGAAATATGGCACATCAGCGAGCTAAACCCTAACGAACGGGTTTTACTTGCTGAGGTGGCCAGCTTCAACGAACAAAACAAAAAATGCTATGCGACAAATAAGCACTTTGCCGACCTGCTGCAAGTGAGCGAACAGACCGCACGAAAGTACATTTACCACCTCATCGAATTAGGTTACCTCAAGAGGGGGGTGGTACAAAACGAACAGGGTGGTACAAATAGAACACTAGGGTGGTGCAAACGTAACAGGGGGGTGGTAGAATCGTACCACAAGGGTGGTATAAACGTACCACATACTAAGTCATTACTAAGTCAATCTACTAAGTCATTAACTACTACAAAGGGGAAAAGCCCTAAAATCACGGAAATAGTCTTGCCGTTTCAAACCGAAAAATTTATCGAGGCATGGAACGAATGGAAAGAATACAAGCGCACAGATCACCGCTTCAAATACAAATCAGCCCAAAGCGAACAAAGGGCACTCATCAAACTACAAAATGAACACACCGAAGAAACAGAAGCCATTAACGCCATCCACAGAGCAATTGCAAACGGTTGGAAAGGATTGGTATTTGGCGAGTCCAAAAATGGCAGAATTAACGCCGGCAGAGCGTCAGACCTTCAAAGCGATAGCAACCGCGAGAAGTTTGCAGAGTTTGCAAGAACTGGACGCATCACAACTGACCGTGGAAACGTGCTTTAAATGCACCAACGTAAAAACAGCACTTAAGCAGGAAGAAA